CGCCACTTGGCTTGTCCCCGCTCGAGGTTCTGGCCTCGACAATTGACTCCGACATGGCTGCGGCCCAATACAACTCGCGGTCCGTGACTCAGGCGGCCCCTCCGGGAATACTTCACCTCGGTGAGGGTATTCGCCCGGATCAGGTTGACGCATTTAAGTCCTACTGGGACGCGGAGATTGCTGGGCGCAGCCAAGTCGCCATTACGGGTGGTGGCAAGCAGATGCAGTGGATTCCACTTGCGCCGTCAAACCGAGACATGCAGTTCATGGAATGGCAAATCTATCTGGCCCGTAAGATCTGTGCAGTATTCGGCGTGCAGCCACAAGACATCGGCATCACAATGGACGTCAATCGGGCAAGCGCCGAGGTTGGCGCCGCATTCACACAGGACGTCGGCATCACCCCGCTCCTCGACCTTATTGCCGAGTACCTAACGCGAGAAATTGTCTGGCGTTACGACGAAAACCTCCGATTTACCTACACCGATCTCGGCCGGGCCTCTAAGGAGGTCATTACGCCGTACTACCGAGCTGCACTTGCCGGTATGCCTTGGCTCCGCCTGAACGATGCCCTTCGTGAGCGTGGCCAGGACGGAGTGGGTAAGATTGGTGACGAGATCTGGCTCCCAACACCGCGCGGCTTCTTGCCACTTTCGCTGTATGCGCGCGAACTTGGAATCGTCGACGAGGACGGGAATACCACTCCGCCAGATAGTCCAGTTGGCGCACCAGAAGGTGGCGACGAGGAGACCCCGGAGACACCTGCGCAACCAGCCGATGAGCCAACGCCGCCAGCAATCGCAATGCCCACAGACAGCGCAATGCCTGGCGAGGAAAAGAGCGAAGAGCAGAATCTCCCGCCAAAGCCGCCAGCACGAAGGTCTAAGCCTGGTCTCCCACCGCAGCCACCGATGAAGAAGAATAACCCAGGAAAGCGATCGGCTGCTGTTCTTGTCGATCCAATCGGGACGATCATGACCCCAGGCTTTGAAATCCTCGAAGGCGGGTTTGACATCATTGAGGGCTTTGAGGAAGGTGAGGACGGGGGCGCTGAAATTTACATTATGACCAATGTTCAGAAGGAAGACCTTGGACCTATGATGAAGGCGCTTGACGACAACCAGGTCGTAATCACGAACGTGTTCATCCTTCCAGTTGAGGACAACGCAGAGGCAAAGCTGGAACTTATCGAGGAGCTCCATGAGGAGTTCGAGAAGATCTACGTCCTCGATGCCAATGATGATGTTGATTACACAGCCGCAAAGGTAGTGATCCTTTCCGCTGAAGAGGACGCAGAGGAGGACGGCGAGTCCGAGACCGAGAAGTCAGAGCGACCCATCAACCTCAAGGCACCACGAGCAGTAAAAGCTGAAGCGAAGCGAGGCCTGGACTGGCGCAAAGAGTTCGGTCGCGGCGGGATCGGCCCTGGTCAAACGACAGCGCGAATGCTGATCAATGACACCATGACGATTGCTCGTGCGCGAAAGATGCGAGCTTGGCATGCGCGTCACGCGGTCGATCGCAAGGGTCAGGGATATCGGCCTGGCGAGGCTGGCTATCCTTCCGCTGGCAGGATTGCAAATGCGCTATGGGGCGGGGTTCCTGGGGAGCGATGGGCTAATAAGGTCATGCGCCAGGTAGAGGCCCGCGAACGTAAGCGCTAATGGCGGAGAAGCTCTACCACCAACAGCCGTGCTTCTGCATTCCGTGCCGTATAATGAGATCCGAAAAGGCAAGTCCCAACAAGCAGGAGGCAGAGGATGGCGCACAAGGACCCCGTAACAGAAAGCCTAAGACTCGATCTCCTAAAAAGGGATAAGGGCTGCGTCGGTCCATCGGTTGGCATGACCGGAGAATGCGGGAGCCAATTTGGCCCCGGGAAAATCACACTAGAAGTTGACCATGTGTCAACGTCCGGCCTTGGCAAACGCGGACCATCGTCAAGGGCTAATTGCGTGATACTATGCGGTTTACACCATAGGGTGAAGACTGAATCCTCCAAGAAATGGAGAGCGGCCCTACGAGGGTATTTGATAGGCGTAGAAGGAGAGGCTTATGGCTGACATGTTTGTCGCAAAACAGCTGTTCGGCAGCGATGTATGCGGACACCCTGACTGCTTTAACCGGAAGGGCGCTGGCAATAAAATGGCCGCCGTCCAGAATCTCGGTCCAGTCATAAAGACACCGCATGGAGACACCCACACAAAGTGCTTCTTTAGGCACCTTGCAAGCAACGAAGAGCGGGTTTCGGACGACCTCGTACCGGCCGCAGAGGAGCGCATCGATGAGTGAAAAGTTGAATCAGGACCAGATCTGCGTTGACTGTGGCGCAGCTACGTCCACAAAGAATACGCTTCGGTGCTGGCCGTGCAGCCGCGAGTACCTTTCCGGTATTCACGCTGCCCCATTCTGGGACCGAGTCGCTAAAATCCGAGAGCTTTCCTCCGGGGGCAGGACGATTACGTCCATCGCGAAGGAACTTGGCATCAGCAGGAACCGTGTGTATCAACTGCTGGAAAGGGCCAAGAAGCGAGAGCCGAAGTGAGTCGGCTGAGCGGCCCAGAGCACCAGGGGCGCCGCTTGCAAGAAAAGATCAGGTCTGATAAGGTCTGGGTAATGCTCAAGAAAACTGGGCTTAAGCGGGCGAAGATCGCCGAAATGCTTGGCGTGAGTCTTGGGTATTTGAATCAGGTACAATACGGACATAGTCCTATGTCGAAGCCACTAAGGAGAAAACTATCGAGGCTTTTTAATATGACAGAGCAGGATTTGTTTGAAGATTGGGTAGATAAGGAGAGTAAGTAAATGGCATACGGAAACAACGCACCAGCAGGACGTGGAAGCTTCAAGCTCGATGACTACGTAGATGTAGCGGCGAGAATCAAGGCCTGGTACGAGGCCTATCCGGATGGTCGAATTGAGACCACCATGATGCACCTTGACGACAAGGGAGTCTCATTCCGAGCGCTAGCCTACCGAGGCATTAGCGAGAATGAGCAGCCAGCGGGAACTGGCCATAGCTTCCTTGCAATTCCAGGTAGCACTCCATATACCCGCGGTAGCGAGGTGGAGAACTGCGAGACGTCTGCAGTCGGACGCGCGCTTGTCATGGCTGGCCTCCCAGCCAAGAAGGTGGCGTCATCGGAAGAGATCGCTTCCAAGGGCGGTCCGGCAAAGTCAGAGACAAAGCCAGCCGCAAAGAAGCAGAGTGATGAGGCAATCGTTGCCGCAGCTCTTGAAATCTTTAGCGACGAAGAAGATCCCGCGATCCTTGACTGGATTGCGTCAATAAATTCAGCGAGCAGCTCTGCGGAACTCCTGGCAATTGGCAAGGATATCGCAAGCAGCAATCTCGCTGGCGAGCGGCTGCAGGCTCTCCAGAAGGCGTACAAGGCCCGTAAGGATGCACTGGACGCCGCAAATGGATGAGCAGCCAGAGGTTCTAACTAACGACGTCAAGGCGGAGATCGTTGAGAGCGCAAAGAAGCATCTCAGCGAAACGCTAGATGCGCAGGTCTCAAAGGGGTACTTCTCCATCTCGGAGCTACGTGCCTATTTGACGTGCCCTCTCTACGGATACTTCAGGTACGGCAAAAAGCTTTGGACGGAATCAACCGGAGCAGCCGCGCTAGTTGGATCTAGTGTCCACTTCGGTCTTGCCAGGTGGTACAGCACCAAAAAGTCAAGCCGGGATCAGGCACTGGAGTACACGCGACGCTACTTCGCCGAGGAGTCCTCCAAGGTCAACTGGGAGAACGAAAAGATACGAGACCCTCTTGGTGAGGCTGTGAAGAGCGAGGCTATGCTTATCGCTGCGCTTGACGAGGGCGACGATTGGGAGGCTGAGGCCGTCGAGCGGGCGATGTACGGCGAGATCAAGCACAGTAAGCTCGGAAGCCTCCCAGTGAAGCTCAAGGGCGTGCCGGATCTCTACACGAAGAGCAACATTGTTATCGACCACAAAACCTCTTATCGTGCGTGGGATAAGGGTAAGGAGCACAAGGATATGCAGGCTACTGCGTATGCTGGACTTATCCGCGACAACTTTGGCAAGAACCCAGAGGTTCTTTTCAACATCATCACGCTGAACTCAAAGGGTCCGAATGTTGACCGGCGGTCAACTTACCGAAGTCAGGAAAACTTTGATCAGTTGTACATGATGGCTCGCGGAATTCTTGATATGATCGAGAAGAAAGCGTTCTTCCCAAACCCAGAAGCCTGGTTTCATGAGACATGTGAATTTAGGGGACTATGCGTAGACACCAACGGACAGAACGGCAATGCAATCCCAACGACCCGCAAGGAACTGCTACGGCTAGTGCCGAAGCTGGCGGACAAGTCGGGACCGAAGTCATAGCCGACCACATCCGCATCCACGTAAATCTTCCGCGGCACAAGAAGATGTCGCGGTTGCCAGATGACGCTGCGCGATATGCCTGGGTCGTCTTGCTTTGCGCTGCCGCGGAGACCAACGGCCAGTTTGAGTCGGAAGAGCACGTCCAGATGCTTATTGGCAAGCAGTACATCAAGCACCTCCCTGCGTTTAGGCGTGCTGGTCTACTCGATGGCTTGCTGATTCACGACTGGGAAGAGTGGAACGACCTGCCGCAGGAGGAGCTCGAGGAGCGAAAGCGCAAGGCGGCAACCTATCGCAAGCGCGCTGAGACACTTGGCATCACCGCCGACGCGCCAGTGAGAACGATGCGCGAGTGGTACGACTACGTTATCAACGGGCCAACGGACTCAGCAAAGATTGGCAGGCTTGGTGAGTACTGGCAGGCGATGATGGGGGTTTCAATGGATCGAGAGCAATATATAAGGCTCGCTATGATCCTGAAAGCCTCTGACAAGCAGTATGGTCCGCTGATGGTGAAGATTGCGGACATCTCAATGAGACAGCTCAGCGGAGATGCGCTATCATACCTGCAGAAGGCTATGGCAGCCCCGAAGAACCGAGTACGTTCTGCCGGAATCCGTGCTACAGTAAGCCGTGATCAGTATGTTGAGGAGTGAGATGATTAATCAAGAAGAGTTTGACCGGATGTTTAGGTACATCGGGATACCGCAGCGCTACGCTGGGTGCACCTTTGAGAACTACCAGCCGCGAGCAAATCCAGACAAGCCTATGGAGGCAGCGATTGAGTGGGCAGATGCCCCGCTGACCGACCGGGGACTATTCCTAATGGGTGAGCCAGGCAGCGGCAAGACGCACCTTATGGCTGCCGCACTCTCGAGGCGTCTATGGCGCGACGGGACTGCCGGTATGCGATTTGTCAATGTGCCGATGTTCCTAGACACTATCCGCGACGCACAGAAGTACACCGACTCCCGGGCAGTTGACCTCTATCAGTTCTGCCGCGACGAGGCGTCCGTCGTGGTCCTTGACGACTTCGGTAAGGAGCGAGCCACCGATTGGGCTGCTGAGCGCTTGTACGTGCTCATTGAAAGCCGATACGGTAAGATGCTCCCTACCTTGGTAACCAGCAACCGAACGCTGGACGAATTGGAGGATGATGGATATGGAGCAGCAGTCTCGCGACTTCAGCACACCTGCCGCGTCATCCGATCCAAGGCCCCAGACTTCCGACCCGACCTCGGGCGAGCTGGTATTTGAGTTACTCGGCAGACCGCCGAGTTGGAATAAGGCGTTTAGGGTAAACCGGCGTCTTGGTAGCGTATATATGTCGAAGGAGGCTAAGGATTGGAAGACTTATGTTGAATACGCTGTCCGCATCGCACAAAGCGAAAGCGGATGGCAACCCCGAGAGGGACTAATAGCCGTACACTTTTGGATCTATCTCAACAGGCCAATTGACGCGGACAACATTCTCAAGCTGACGATGGACTCCATCGCCAAAGGGATTGGTGTCAACGACAGATGGTTCCTACCAAGGGTGATAGATCTTCAAACTAGACACACTCAGGAACGCATAGACGTCCTGATACAAAACGAAGGGTAATAAATTATGTTTAAGGGAACTTTGATCGGCCGAGTTGGCCAGGCACCTACACTCCGCACCACCAAGGGCGGACGCAACGTAACGAACTTTAACGTTGCTCATCACGCTGGCAAGGATGACCAGGGTAACGACAAGACGGTATGGGTTCCGGTAACGGCCTGGGACCAGCGCGCTGACTACGCCGCCAACAGCATCCGCAAGGGTGACATGGTGTACATCGAGGGCGGCCTTGAGGTCTCCGACTGGACTGACAAGCAGGGCGAGCGACACATCGATATCGCCGTGTCTGCTCAGTTCCTGAAGATCCTTGCGCGAAGCAAGAATGACGGCCAGGGCCAGAGCCAGGGCGGGTACAGCGCACAGCCGGGTAACTCCGCAGCTGCTGACGATAGCTTTGCTGACCTGCCATTCTAAGTATTGACAAACTATAGAAAAAGCCGGCAAATTTTTGGGCGGAACTATAGACCCGCTGGTACGTACCCCATGCTGACGCATGGAGCACTTCCAGTCGGGTCTTTTCCCCCAGTCAAGATGCCAGGCAATAAAGGAGCAATGTGAAAAAGCACGAAGCTAAGCGAAAGTGCAAAGTGATGTTCCAGCATGTCTGGACAGTTCTCGTCAGGATTGAACGTTCTCAGACTTCGGATGAAATCGAATCCAAGCTTGAGGACTGCATCCGTAGTGGTCACCGTGTTATTGAGCTCTCTCGTGGTGTGCAGGATCTTGCATACACTGCTAGGGTAGAGCAGGCGTATCAGTCCCTTACAGAACTAGCGCTTGCTTGGAGGGCAGAAAACTTGACACCTCATCCTTCTGACACTGTAAAACAGCTATTGGTTGCCGCGACCCGTCGCTACCTCGCGATTGGTGGCTGAGATGGAGGAGTGGAAGCCCGAAACGACCAATTCCGACGCTGAGCGCTCTCTTGTCGGATCGATTCTGATCGATACCGGCGTGATGGCGTTGGTGAGCGACGTCGTCAAGCCAGAGGATTTTGAAGACGCCCTGTGCCGGGATGTTTACGCGGCCTGTCTCTCGATTTGGAATGAACACGGCAAGATCGATACGGTCACCGTGCACGACAAGTTGAAGGCAATGGACGCGATGAGCAGCCCGAGCCTGGTCAACCTGATGGATCTGGCCCATTCGACCCCCACTTCAATTCACGCCGACCAATATGCAAAAATCGTCAAGAAGTGGGCGCTGCTGCGTACACTCCGACGAACTGGTACGGAAATCGTCCGACTGACTGGCACGTCTGACGATCCAGACGAGATCATCTCCCAAGCAACCTCACTCCTCTCTGGCGTCTCCAATTCGAGCAATAACGGCGCGCTAAAGCGTTGGAGCGATTTGGCTGGCAGTGCGTACGACGAGATCGAGTCCGCGGCTAACGGAGCCAAGCAAAATGGGATCAAGTCTGGACTTGGGGATTTGGACCGAACACTCGGCGGATTCCACAAATCCGACCTAATTATTCTGGCGGCTCGTCCGTCGGTTGGTAAGACGTCGCTTGCCCTCAACATCGCTGAACATGCAGCAAAGCAGCTAAAGACTGTGGCGTTCTTCTCGCTAGAGATGAGCAGCTCGCAGTTGGTACAGCGCATCGTCAGTGGTGACGCGGCGATTGACGCATCACGCATTCGCACAGGTTCAATCAGCGAGACTGATTGGGCCTCACTTACAAATTCGTTTTCTCGCCTGAATACGATGCCGCTCTTTATTGACGACACATCGTCAATTGACATTGCGTCAATTCGCGCACGGTGCCAGCGGCTTGCTGGAGAGCACTCAATTGACCTCGTGATCATCGACTACCTACAGCTCATGGGTGGTGATCGGCGAGAGAATCGCGTGCAGGAGGTTAGCGAGATTTCTCGTGGACTGAAATCGATTGCGCGAGATCTCGATGTGCCGGTCATTGCGCTGAGTCAGCTTTCACGCGCGTCAGAGTCGCGAGATACGAAGGAGCCTAGACTTTCAGACCTTCGTGAGAGCGGTAGCATAGAACAGGATGCCGATGTGGTTTTGATGCTCTGGCGGGAGAACGAGCGGACCGAGGAGTCCCGTTCGGCCGACGGCGAAGTTGTAAACCTCAAAATCGCCAAGCACCGAAACGGTCCGACAGGGGAATATCCGCTCTGGTTTAAGAAGTCGCAAACCCGATTTGTGGGCATGGTTAAGGAAAGCGTACAGTCGCCGGTCCAGCAAAGGCTGGTAGAATGACCGCCCAGAAAGGAGCTCAAAGTGGCAATCGTCAACGTAACCGATGTGGAGTTCACGTCGGAAGTTCTCAATCACAACGGACCAGTCCTCATCGACTTTTGGGCTGGGTGGTGCAGTCCATGCAAACGACTGGCGCCGGAATTCGAGAAGCTCGCGGAAAAATTCTCCAAGACAATAAAGTTCGTAAAGGTTGACGTAGACCAGAGCCCAGCGGCAGCAAAGGCGTTCAACGTCATGTCCCTTCCAACGCTGGTGTTCTTTAATCCGGGCGAAACTCCAGTTTCGTCGTCAGGATTTGCCACGGCGGCAAACCTCGAAAAAAAGTTTAACCTTGGCGGCCGTTAAATGTCCTACTTCGCCTGGGAGGATGAACTACCGTTCAAACTGAGCTACCCAAAACGCGCTGAGCCGAAGCACGTCAAGGTGTTCAAGAAGTCCCTTCAGGCAATCGGAGACATGGCGCGTCGACATCGCATTAAAGTCACCGAGGTCAAGCTTCATGTCCACGACTTCCAGCAGCCGTATCACGCCCTCGGGTACGCCGTCAGTGAGATTTCGGAGATCACCCTTTGCGGCTGGGATGTCGAGACTGGGCTCCATGAGCTTGCACACATCTGGTCCGGGGAGGCGCACACGACCCTCTGGGCGAAGCGGCTCCTCCAACTTCATCAAGAGTACTCGCCACGAAAGGCAAAGAAGTGGGAAAAGACCCTCTTCAAGCAGTACCGCTCGGCCAGAACAGTCATCAAAGAGCGGGATGCTGCGTTGCCACGTAAAAAGAGTGTCAGACGGTGCCACTCGTGTGGTAAGCTCGACTGAGAGGACATCAACATGGGGGAATCAAAATGGCAGGCGAGGGACAGGAAGCTGCGGCGGCGGCGCAGCTCGATGGACAGCCACTACCAGAAGTGGTGGCACGCCCTGGATCAACTGATCAAGCGCCGAAGTTCAGCGAGCAAGACTACGGGCAGTACCGTAGGTGGCGCAGGGCATACGACGAACACTCGCGATACAAACGACGAGTGAATAAGTGGTTAGAAGATAACCACAACTACCAGATTGCCGACTCCAGCGGATGGCTCGATGTGGCTGAAGCGGAGGGCCGATGCAACGCAGAGATTAACGGCGAAGAAGTAAAAATCTTCTGCGATCTTTGCGCATGGTTCCAGTTCGGATATGGCAAGAAGTTCGACGTCACGCAAATACGCTCGATGTCGAGTCGATATGATCGAGAGCGGAGGGCGCGACGATGAAGATGGTCAATTCTGCACGAGCCCGCAAGGGAGCAGCAACCAGCGTTGTGATTTTGACGATTGCGCTCTTCACGCAAAGCCAACTTCTTGTTGGGCTCATCGGAAGTGTGCTGCTGTTGGCGTTCCTCGGCGGACCAAACTTCCTCACAATCCTCTACCGTCCATCCGGTACTGCGGAGCACCCGGCAAGTGGGATTCGCTTGGCGCAGCTCTTGGGGGCAGTCTTCGCGTTTGCTGGCCTGGCGCTTAACGCACCGATTTTGATTGCCGTCCTTGCTGGGCTGCAGTTTATCCTTGCGGCGACGGGCATCTGCATCGCGTGCAAGTTTTACGGGATCACCAAGTATCTATGAAGCGACCACTTGACAAAATGGACCCAAATAGGTATCGATTTGTTGAGATATATGAGTTCAGGGATCATAAAACCAAGTACGACTACCTCTTTGCCATTATCGGCTTCGGAATCATCGCGTTTGTCGCCTGGGTTTCGAGTCTTTAAAGCCCCGTAGAGGCACTTTTCCGGCCCGTAGAGCCCCGATTTACCCCTTTTGGCTGTCTGGGTACCCCTTGAAGTTTCCCAAGGCCTGGAAATCACCGGTGTCCTGCCAGCCCTCGACAACATGGGGCCGCATATCCCCGTAGGCCTCGAGGACGTCAATCATCTCTGAGCTACGGAGCGATCGGATCATATCGTGGAGCTTTTCAGCGTCATCGAACCGGTAGAGCCCAATGCAGACCTCTCCGGTTGCAGCCCCGCGAGTCCAGCGGACGGTGTTGTGGTAGTCCCAGACACGACGCGATGGAGCCTCAGCGACTCCAACCCAAGAACCAGGAGCGCTTGGGATCTCTGGCAGAACGGTATCTCCGTAAATCACCGTAATCGGTCCCTGGACGCCCGTATCAACGAGATATCGTTCCAATGCACGGGCTGGTCCACGGGTATCGTTGGTTTCGACGATTGGCCCACGCCATCCGCTCAGATAGATTTTTCCTGCCTCGCCAGGGCGAACCACCACGCCAGCGAGTCCCCCCTTGAGTGCGCGCATATGCCACTCCAGAACTGTGACCCCGGCAGCCTGGACCAGGAGCTTGGAGTAGCCGTTGAGGCGCGTGGACTTCCCTGCAGCGAGAACGACGACGTTATCCATTGATGATCCTCTTGACTTCCTCATAGCCTTCGCGGTTATGGCTTTCGTGGGTCCAGCCATCGTCGATGCGATAGGTCCAGGTGATCTCAGGGACGCACTTGAACTTCGCCCCGGCTCGATATGCCTCGACCCAGAAGAGCCAGTCATAGCCAAAGACCTGCTTGAACATGCCGATCTTGTTGAAGACGCTCTTGCGGACCAGGGCGTTGTGACTGACGTTGTTGTCCTTCAGGAGGCTCTCGGGATCAAACGGCTTGTTGTACCAGCCGGTGTAATTTGCGCCGTCCGCATACGAATAGATGATATCCACATCTGGGCTAGCCTCCGCCATCAGTCGCTCCAGGTGATGCGGATGAAGCAGGTCGTCGTCGTCGAGGAGCTGCACCCACTCAGTCGAAACCCGGCGAACCAGAGAGTTCTTCGTCCACCATCCACCGCGTTGGTGGAGATCAACCGAAATCAAGTGCTCAGCCGGAAGGAGCGTTTGGGCGCGCACCGACATAATCGCCTCGCCAAGCAGGCGGGTCCGCATCGGCGTACTCGCGGTGACAACTGTTACATCGCTCATGTCAAGAGCATACCATACCGGGCCGGAGTGTCAACGTTTGAAGATAAACCGAAAACCGCGGGCAGACCAAAGTCCCATCATCAAAGCGCATAGCACAAGGTGGAGTGGAGCGTTGTGTGTTGTGTGAAAAAAAGATGCAGGGCCTAGTCTCCGGTTGGAGCTGGCCGTGGTGTGTAGAAGTTCGACTTAAAAGGGGTTTGGGGGGTTTTGTAGATAATTTTCCGTGACGGAGTTAGAACGCCTTTGTGCTCGTGTTGAACCAAACACCCGCCAGGGGTGTGCGATTCTCGCCAGGTAGCACAACACCCGCCGCGCTTGCGGCGGG